CCCGTGCAGAGTTGAAGGGTAGCGTGTGGCGGCACTTGCATGCAAGTGGCACCCTTGAAATAAGGGACGATGATATACCGCGAGTTGTGTCCGTCACCGCTTTTGCTGATGCCAGTTCAGTGGAAGTGACACACCTCGACCTAACTCCCACTCCTCTTAGTGGCGGTTCTACAGCCGCCGTGCATAAGGTCAACCTATCTGCTTTTGACTTAAAACGACATGACGTCTTTGTCTCTTATGCACCAACCTCTATATTCTCGGTCCCGGCGGTGGTAAGCCGTGGCCGAGCACCGTCTGCTGACCGCTCTAGGCTTATGGCTTACCACATTCCCAGGCTAGAATCCTTGTTTAGGCCTGACCCAGTCCCAATGGCTCAGTCCATTTTCAAGAAATCTGCGGCACAGTATGTTGACATACTTCGTGCCTGTTTCGATCTTCCCGAAGCCTGGGAAGCGGAAAACTACGCTTTTCCAAAAGGTCAAGTTCCCAAGAAGACCAATAATCTTCTGAAGAACCAAGGCGTTGTCGCGATGCACCCTTACATGCAAGCAATTTTTGCTAGTATGGTTGCTCGCATGAGTTTGTACCTCCTGCTAAACGTGCGCAGGAACATCATAGTCGATCTAGGCTATTCGGAGGAGGCCTTAACGGCCAGAATCCAGGATCTGTGGGCGGGTATGTCGAAACCCATGTTTGAATTCGATTTGGAGAAGCAGGACACGTCACACATGCGTGTCCATATTGAGGCTTTTTCGTGGCTTGCTAAGCGCGCAGGGGTTGCGCAACTCTGGATTAAACTCTTCGAGCAAGCCCGCTGTAAGGTTTCTAAAACCTACTCCATGGACATGTGTTGTGTTCTTCTTTCTCAGTATGCGTTGGGTTCTGGTGCCCCGTGGACGCTGCTGGCTAACTGCTGGATGACGTTAACCACGTTAGCAATTGATACCGACTTTTCCGTCGGTGATTGTTTAGTTCAGAAAGGGGATGATGGCGGATGTGACCGCCTACTTAAGTTTAACGATAAACTTGTTTGTAAGCAAGTTATTTTTAAGCATCGCACCGGAGCGTTATCTAGTTTCTGCTCCAAAGTTTATTCGCATGTTGTCTTTCGTAAGTTAGGTAAACGTTATGGTGACTTGCAGAGAATGAGGGTTGAAGACCCTCACTTCAAGGATAAATTTGTATCTCTTTTAACGCTGTATAATGAGATACAAGAAACTGGGCCCGATTGTTACGGGCGTGCGTTGGG